TACAAATCTTGTAGGAGATATAAATATTATAAACTACACTGACGGTCAAGACATAAAGTTTCAGACAGATGATGGTAGTGGAGATGTTACAACTTATTTAACAATAGACGGTGGTGCAGGTTTTACTATTGCAGACAAAAAAATTAGACACAAAGATAACGTTGAGGCTAGTTTTGGTAGCTCTGACGACATGATGATAAAACACGATGGTACTGATGGCTTTATACAAGAGTATACTGGTGACTTATACATTAGAACAAACACCAACGATAAAGATATTATTTTCCAATCAGATGACGGTAGTGGTGGAACAGCTACTTACTTAACTATAGATGGTAGTGATGAAAGAGTAAATTTTTCAAAAAACGCAGGTTTTAGTGATAATGTAAAAGCGCTGTTTGGTGATAGTCTTGATTTAAGAATATACCATGATGGTAGCAATAGTTACATAAATGACACTGGCACAGGTAATTTAATTTTAACGTCGTCACAAACTACGTTTCAAACTAGTGGTGCCAATAGGGCTTTTGTAAAAGATAGTGGTATAGAACTTGTAACACCTCTAACTGTTGGCGTAGACGATACGGGTCATGATGTTATATTTTATGGTGCAACTTCTGGTAGATACTTACATTGGGACGAAAGTCAAGATAGATTAGAACTTACAGATAACGTTCAGATAGCTTGGGGTAGTGGTATTGACTTTACTATAAAACACGACGGGACAAACACTACAATGTCTAACAGTACTGGTAATCTAATAATTACTCAGCAGGCTGATGATGGTGATTTAATATTAAAATCAGATAACGGTAGTGGTGGAACTACAGCTTATTTAACATTAGATGGTAGTGAAGTCCACACGGCGGTTCATAAAGAAATGAATTTTGAAGATAGTGTTAGGGCTACTTTTGGAGCTAGTAATGACTTACAAGTTTACCACGATGGTAGCAACTCGTATATACAAAACGAAACTGGTATTTTATATATATGGCAAGGTCTTACGGACGGTGATATTTCGTTTGTTTGTGATGATGGTAGTGGTGGTGAAACGTCTTATTTAACATTAGATGGTGGCTTAGGGTATACTACTGTTCAAAAAAGAGTTAGATTTAATGATGACATTAGTTTAGCGTTAGGTTCTGATAACGATTTACAATTATCTCATGATGCTACTAACAGCTATATTAGCAATTCAACTGGTAATTTAGAAATTATAAACAATACAGACGACAAAGATATAATCTTTAAATGTGATGATGGTAGTGGTGGTGTAACACCTTATTTTTTCTTAGATGGTAGCGCTGGTTACACTATGGTTAAGAAAAGATTTAATTTTTCAGATAATGTAGAAGCTACTTTTGGTACTAGTGAAGATTTAAAAATATATCACGATGCTAGTAATAGTTATATAGAACACAACGGTACTGGTGATTTAAAAATTTATAATGGCACTAATGACGGTGATGTTTTGCTTAGATGTGATGACGGTAGTGGTGGAGTTGCAACTTACTTAGCATTAGATGGTGGTATATCCTCTTTAATTGCTTATAGAGATATTTTATTAGCTACAGATGGTACTAACGGTAATTTAAAGTTAGGTGCTAGCCAAGATTTAATACTAAACCACGACGGTACTGATAGTAAAATAACTAATAGTACTGGTGATTTAAAAATAGTAAATTTAGCCGACGACAAAGATATAATATTTCAGTCAGACAATGGTTCGGGTGGAGATGCTACATATTTTAGGCTTGACGGTAGTGAAGTTGAAACTAGATTTCATAAATCAACACTTCATTATGATAGCATACAGGCAAAATATGGTGATTCAGGAGATTTACAAATACAACACAACGGAACTGATTCTCAAATTACTAATTCAACTGGTCATCTTCAATTTACTAACACAGCAAATAATTCAGATATTTCTTTTGCTAGTGATAACGGTGCGGGTAGTGATGCAATATACTTTTTCTTAGATGGTTCAGCCGCTGAACATGATGGTAGCGCAACTACAGCTTTATACACTAATTGGCCAGATAATTCTAGAGTTGCTGTAGGTACTGGTAGAGATTTACAATTAGACCATAACGGTACAGATTCTGTTATTAGAAATGAAACTGGTGATTTGTATATAATGAACAAAGCCGACGATAAAGACATAATATTGCAAACAGATGATGGGTCAGGCGGTACTACGGCTTACATAACTTTAGATGGTAGTGCTACAGAAATACTACTTGCGCAAACAACTAAAGCACAAGGAACGAATTTAACAGTAGAACCTTCAAGCGGTGGTAATGGTCAGTTAAATGTAACAAGAACAAGTGGCGCTACAACATTTATACAATCCCAATCTGCTACTGGTATTGTAGGAACTAGTAGTAATCATAAATTAGATATAAAAACTAATAGTTCTACTAGACTTAGTATAGCTACTTCTGGTGATGCAACTTTTAATCATAATGTAATTGTAACTGGTAACATAACCGCTAATGGTAATATTATTGGTGATGACAGTACTAGTATAACTAATATATCTAGTATTGGAGCAGACTCATACGGTGCAGATGCTGATAGCACGACTAGATTTACTATGGGCGCTACTCAGATTGACTGTTTAGTTGCAGATACTGATGTGTTTCAAGTTACTGATAGCTCGTTTACTTTTGATGGTGCGATACAAACAATTATCAAAAAAAGAAAATTTACAAAAACTACTAACACAGATGGTAATGCTGATGGTGATATAGTTTATTTTGGCGGCACAACTTCTATGACTACAGGAGCTATATATCATTATAAATCAGATGGCACTTGGGAATTAGCTGATGCTGATAGCGCTGCAACATGTGATGGTTTGTTAGGAGTTGCATTAGGAGCAGCTTCAAATACAAATGGTGTTTTACTTAGAGGTATGGTTACATTAGACCATGACCCAGGCGCAGTAGGAGATGTATTGTTTGTATCTACAACAGCTGGAGATGCTACTGCAACTGCACCATCAGGTAGTGGTGACATAGTAAGAGTTATAGGTTACTGCATAGACGCTAGTAATGGTCAAATATGGTTTAATCCAGATGGTACATTTGTAGAAGTTGCATAATGAGCTATAAAGATAAGACGTTGGTATTTGAGTCTAACAAAATTTATTATAACGATGCTGGTAATAGTATAGAAATGCAAGTTATGATGGATTGGGAAAATGTTGTAATGGAAAAATCTGCTAATTATATTTGTCAAAATGCTGGTGATATATTAGAAATAGGATTTGGCATGGGTATAGCTGCTGATTATATACAGGCAAACACAATAAATTCTCATACTATTGTTGAAAACCATCCACAAATTATAGAAAAAGCAAAAGCTTGGGCTGCTAACAAAAATAATGTAACTATTATAGAAGGTGATTGGTATACTGTTAAAGACTCTTTATCTACTTATGATGGTATATTTTATGATACATTTGCTGATATAAATATGGACAAGTTTAAAGACTCTTTATCTAATTTAACAAAATCAGGATGTAAAGTAACTTGGTGGAATAGTATTGCAAGCGAAAATAATTATTACAATATTGATGGTGTTACTTATGAAGCTATTACTGTTAATCCTCCATCAAATTGTTATTTTAATTACACTACATATTATTTACCTAAAAAAGAGTTTTAAATGGGTACATTAGCTTCAAACAGAAAAGGGTATATACAAGGTCCATCAGCAAGTAGTTATACTGGTGCGCATGGTGCAACAGCAAATGGTACTGCTTATGATTCACAAAGCGGTAATGTTAATAATGCAATACAATATTTTCAATCTTCTGGTAGAGGTGGTGGTACGTTTAGATTTACTAGAGCATTTATACATTTTGATACATCAGGAATATCAGGTGGTTCTAGTTTTCAGCTTGTTCTTACTTCAACAGCTGGTAATTCTAGTGATGGTAATTATAATGTAATTGCTGTAAATCATAATGCAGGCTCTGGAAATGGTAGCGAACTTGCTAATTCTGATTTTGATAATGTAATTAAAGGTACAGCTTGGTCTTCTAGCACTGCTTACGCATCTAGTGGTCAAATAACTTTTTCTTTAAATGCTGCTGCTGCTACACAAATTATAAATGAAGACGATTTTAATGTTGCTTTAATTTTAAATGCTGATTATGAAGGAGAAGAAGAATCACCCTTAGAAGAAGATGGTGATATAAGCAATGGTATAGCTTTTGGTAGTGCTATAAATTTAACGTATACAGACCCAGTAAGTGGATACACGCATAAAATAAATGGTCTTGCATCTGCTAGTATTGGTAAAGTAAATACAGTAGCAACAGCTAACATAGGAAAAATAAATACAGTAGATTAAAAATTTATTTATTATATTTGAGCACTAATAAAAATTTTACAAAATGGCAATAAAAGGGAAACTAAATTTCAAAGGTATTGATTTACCAGAAGCTTACATAAACATAAATAAAATACAATGGACACAAAAAAGAGATTTTGTATTTAAAAAAAATGATAAAGAAGAAGTAACACAAGAACCTATTAAAATTATAGTTACAGAATATCAATGTAACGTATATGCAGATGAAGAAACAAGAAAAAATTTACCTGACCAAATATTAATAAATATGTCTGGTAGATTAGAATTAAGCGAAAAGAAAAAAGATGGACATCTTTTAGAACAAGTTTATAAGCATATGATGGCACAAGATAATTTTAAAGACTGGAAAAAGTGTTAAATCAAGTTCCTATATGGTTGTCACAATGGGAAGTAATTAATCAAAAAAACAGAAAAGAAACTATTGATAATGTAGTTTGTAAGGGGCATACTGTCAAAGACCTTTTAAACAATAAGGTGTTGATAAATAAAGTTTTACGTAGGCATAAACCGACTGGAAAAATAGATAAATTCAAAGTCGTTAACATAAAACTAATTTCTCAACATGGATACGGACCCAAAGAAACAGAATAATCAAGAGATAAAAAAATATCTTTTAAAGAATCCTAAACTACTTAATTCTAGATATTCTGAAACAGCAAAACTATTTAATACAACATACGAAGCTGTACGTAGTATAGCAAGACGTATAAGAAAACATTCTACTGAGCCAAAAGAAGTAGAAAAAAAATCATTTGTAGAACAAGAAAACACAGCTATAGTTACTTGTGAAGATTCTACTAGAGTAAAATCATTAGACCAATTACTAAAAGCTTGCAATGTAGATTTATCATACTGGGAGGTAGATAAATATGATATAGGAACATATGAAGTTACTGGTTTTGATAAAGAAAGAAAGCCAATAACTATAACAATGTTTAGAACAAAAGCTTGGCTCAAAAAAATTAATCCTTTATTAGACATAAATAGAATTAGAAAAGAACTTGTAGAGGATTTAAAATCTATACAAATTAATCACAAAAAAATTAATTATGATTTAGGATATAAAGACGATGATGAACATTTGTTAGAAATAAGCGCTTTTGATTTACATTTAGGTAAAATAGGAATAGATGGGGATGAATATAGTTTAAAAATAGCAAGCGAAAGAATGATGAGTGCTGTTGAACATTTACTTAAAAGAAGTAGCGGATACTACATAAATCAAATATTATTAATAGTAGGACATGATATGCTTAATGCAGACGGAGACTGGCCCGTACCATCTACTACAAAAGGAACGCCACAGTTTAATACAGACAAACACTTAACTATATATAGAGCAGCAAGAAAGCTGTTAATTAGTGCTGTAAATTATTTATCTGAAGTTGCGCCTGTACATGTTATGGTTATACCAGGAAATCATGATAAAGAATCAATGATGCATATAGGTGATGCATTGGAAATATATTATGAAAATAGTGAAGATGTTAGTGTAGATAACTCTATGTGTCTAATGAAGGGATACCATTATGGAAAGTGTTTAGTTATATCTGACCATGGTGATGGTGCAAAAGTAAACGACTTACCAGGAATAGTATCCCAACGATATAGACAAATATGGTCACAAGTACGACATGTAGAAGTACATCGCGGCCACTTACACACTAACAAATCTACTAAACTACAAGCAGTTGAAGAACTGCAAGGTTTGACTATACGCAATTTAAGCTCTTTATCAGCCACAGATGAGTGGCATGATGCTAAGGGCTATATTGGTAATATAAAGAAAGCAAGCGCTTTCGTATGGTCTAAATACAATGGATTACAAGCTAAGTTAAACTATAATGTTAAAATTTAGCTTTAACAAAATCTATTAGTTTGTTCATTTGTCTTCTATAAAACAAATCAAAATCCATTACTCTTGATACGCCATTGATGTCTATTTCTGATGGTTGTTCTTTTTCCCACCATACATACAATGCGTTTCTTAATCTTTGAGATGGTGTTTTATTCTCAAATTCTCTATCTACTGCTGCTCTTTCAACAGCATCTATTTGTTTCTGTGATATAGCTGTAGTTGATATAACTATATAACCAGGTTGTTTTAAGCATGAATATAGTTTAGCTACTGTATCAGGTGATAACTCAGGCGTTCCTATATTTACTCTTAAAGAATTGTCTGCTAGTGTACGTAGGTTATCTACGCCACCTTCAAAAACTATTGTGCTCATAATTTAAATTTTATTTATTACTTGGGAGAGCAACAGTATTAACGGTTACGGCAATATCGCCTTTATGCCCTCCCTCGTAATAACTTGTATTATAATATTGTTACTTGTTTTTCATAGCATAAGCTACCCAAAAATTCATGACCATAAGATGGCCAATAATCTTGTTTCATACATTGAGCCATCATATTTAGCTCGTCTCTGTATAATAATCTACCTTCTTGTATTGTTTCTTTAGATAATTCAAATACATTTAAAGCATATGGTTTTACTTTTTCTATAGCTACAATTATAAATCTTTCAGCTTTTACAGCATCTAAATAAAAAGCAGCTTGTTTATGATATTTATATCTATTAACTGAATGTACAAAACTTGGTCCTGCGTCTTGTGTAGTTTTTAAGTCAATAATTGTACCATCATTTTTTAAATAATCAATCATGCTTTTACACTTTAGTCCAGTTTGTTCATCTTCAAAACAAACAATTTGTTCTGGTTTGCCACCAGAAAATAATTTTTTTACAAATTTGTCTTGGTTTATTGTATGAACTATATCCTGTATCATACCATCTTCTTTATGGGTAATTATTTTCTTTAGATTAACTTCTTCAAATTTTCTAAATGTTTCTTTACCAGCTTTTGTTCTTCTGTCTACATCAGGAGCTATGACATAGTCTCTCATAAACCATTCTGGTGTCAATACTGCTGAATGTATAGCGCTACCTATTTTCATAGCTGCTGTAGGTTCAGGTTTATTGTGTAACCAATAACGAAAATGAGCTGGTGATTTTTCTGATAATTTACTAAGCATACTATTAGTTATGTAAATAGTATCATCATAATAATTATCTTGTGTTACTGAGTGTTGTTCTATTATTTTCATGTGTGTATATATATAAGATTAAGATACCCTGCATAACAGGGTATTCTTAACACTAAACAAAACTTTATTGAAAACACTTCGGAATAGAAAAGTAAAATCCGAAATGCAAAGTTAATTATTTATTTTCATTAGCATCATATTCTTCCATCATTTTTAATGTATCAGATGCATTTGGTATTTGCATAGCATAATTAAATAGATTTTTTTCGTATTCATTTGTATTTTCTGTACGATTTGTATAATATTTATGCACCCAAGTTAAAATCATAATTTCGTGATTATGTATGGTTTGGTTCATACCAGAAAGTAAATTAAATATAGAATCTTCTACTTTAATTTTTTGTCCATCAACTTCAATTTTCTTTTTTTTCTTAATCATTTGGTTTTTCTTTAAATTTATATTTAGTCATATCATTTTTTACTACAACAGTTGTTGTATTTATAGCGTATGTGTAACGCATATATCTTATTTTGTTTTTATGTTCAACAAGTCCACTATATTTAAACCAGTTGTCTAAATCAAATAAGTTTTTTGTATTATTTTTTTTGTATTCTTTATATAAGGTTTGTTTCCAACAATTCATATAATGGTTATATATACACCTGCATTTTCTTTATCTATTTCATATACTTCAAATACAGGTATTAATTCTGTACAATTATCATCTTCTATCCAATTATATTTTACCATCAAATCTTGTATAGTTTGTGCTGGATTTATATAATCAAATTTTCTTCTACTATCTCTTATAAATTTAAATGATATATAACATGGTTTTTCTTTACAGTCATATGCTTGTCTAAATTTAATAGCATTTTCTTCCATTTGTTGTGCAACTGCTTTGTAATATTTCATAACTGTTTTAGAGTTAATCAACATTTTACCAGTCCATCTTTTGGAATTTTTACTTGAAGGTACATTTCCTTTTATAAATATTTGCATATTTAAGCCGAGATGTCATTAGCCCGTTCTAGGACATATGGAGCTCCCTGTAGTGTCCCTACTTACGGTATTATACCTCACGATATAATTCATCTCAGCTCAAATATACAAAACTATATTAGAATGGTACGTCTTCTTCTGGTGCTGGACTACCACCAAGCTTAGATTGCTCTAGCAAATATTCATATTGCTGTTTATCTTGTGGTGATAGTGGTTTATTATAATCTGGATTGTATTTAATTTGTTCTCCATCTTTACTACTCCAACGATAACGTATCATTTTACCAATTTTTGGCTCTCCTGTTTCTCTGTTTGTAGTTAGATATTCTTCAAATGTAAATACTACATTAATCCATTTACCTATAGCTTCATCATATGCATCATTATCAGTTGCAAAGTTTCTAACTCCTGCATTAACTAAAAAATCTTTTAATGATTTAGCTTTCCATTCTGCTGATTTAGGTGAATCAGTTTCTTTGATTACCCAAAATCTACATCTACCATTTTTATTGTCTTCTGTAATTACATCAAATTCAATAAATGGAGAACCATTATAGTTATCTCTATCTTCTGATGTGCTCATGCCTATAATTCTACATCTATAAGCGCCTTCAGTTACAAATTCTTTTTTAGTATTTGATTGTGATTTAGGTTTTGTAGTTTTTACATCACCTAAGTTAAATGCTTTAATACTCATTATTTAGTTTTTATGTGGCCTGCATCTATTAATCTATCTAGTGTACGACCATACCAACCTTGCAGGCGTAGGTATAGTTTATTGTCGTAAATATATTGCCAAGCACTCATAAGTTCTTTTGGACTTTCTGGTTCTTCTATGCCTTCGCATAAACATATTGCTTTATATGAATCCATTATAATGCAGCTTTAAGCGCTGTTTCTTGATGTGGCAATAAATCATAGTTTTGTATTTTAGATTTTACTAAATCTATTTTACCATTATTTAGTGCGTTCAACATAGCATTAAATTTATCTTCAGTTAATTGTTCTTTTACTTTTGGTGTTTTTTGTTGCTTGATAGCATTAGCAACTTCTTCATAAGAAGCTACAGATGTATCAATACCAATACCAAGATTACCAAGAGCACGACCAATAGCTGATGTTTCACAGTTTTCTATAAATGATGTCTTGTTAATAAAAGAAGAACCCTCTACTTCGTAGGCAATACCTGTACTAATAATTCTATCATCTGCATTAAATACTGTTGCCTGAATAACACATCTATTGTTATCAAGTTCTAGTATTGCAGTTGACAATGCCCAGTCTTTGTAGTTTGAACGAAAGTGTTTAATTCTTTCGTTAACTTCTACATACTCTTTACCTTTAATATTTACGGTTTTCAATTTTGTCATAATTTAGTTTTATATTTATTATAGTTTTCAATAATTTTTTTACTAGTTCTAGTTGCTAGAACAATTTTTATAAACCTACGTATCATAATAGGTTTACTTTTCAATAACAATGTAATTGCTATTTCTTTAAACAATAGTTTAATTGCTTTTCTAACTAGTTTTTTTGGAAGCTTAGTATCATAAGCAACCTCATCATATATTTTGTCTAGTTTTGACTTCCCCATAATGTTTTTCTAGCTAACATCATAAATAATGCTACAATAAAAAATATAATAATTATGGGAATAATTTGCATAACTATCAATACAGATAGGCAAGTTAGTATAGCTGTAACTATTGGATTCTTTTTAATAAATTTAAAAGTCTTGTTCATATTCTGTAAATTTTGTTAAGTTTGATTTAAAACGTAAACGCACAGTACCAATACCTATGTTTCTACCTTTGGCAAATATTATATCTGCTGTGCTTCTGGTATCTTCACCTTTTTCATCTTGTGTAATACCATAATATTCTGGTCTATAAACAAAAGCGACAACATCTGCTGCTTGTTCTATTTCGCCAGATTCTCTAAGGTCTGACATAGTAGGCCTAGCATCTGTTCTATTCATAACACCTCTATTTAGTTGACTAAGAGCAACAACAGTTATATCAAGCTGCCTAGCAGTATTTTTAAGCGTTCTAACGACTTTACTAACTTCTTGCTCTCTTGTACCTGCCTTTGAGTATGAACTGATTAGCTGTAAATAATCTATAAATACAATTTTTACATCATGTGTCATAACATATTTTTTAATTTTATTTATTAAATACGTTAATGATGTTTTTTTACATTCGTCTATATTTAATGGCAATTTTTCTAATTGACCTATAGCTATATTTATTTGATTATAATTTTCTTTAGACAATGCTCCTTGTTGTATATACTTATTATTTATATCTGTTTCTGATGATATTAATCTGCTAAGTAATTGTTTACCACTCATTTCATATGAAAATATTAATGTTGATACACCAGATTTTGCAGAGTTATGTGCTAAAGCTAAAGCAAAACTAGTTTTACCCATAGATGATGCGCCACCTAATATAATTAAATCAGTTGGTTGCCATCCACCAGTAAATCTATCAATAGAAGTAAATCCAGATGTAATACCTGTAGTACCATCTGATTGCATTCTATTTGTAATATCTTCTAGTGTATCATTAAGCAAAGTTTGAAATGTAGGTGTAGTATCTTTATGGTCTTGTCTAATTTTATTTAGTTCTTCTTCTAAAAAGTTTGTAATTTTTTCTGTAGATAAGTTTTCTTGTATTCTGCTGTGCATATTTAAAGTTAGCGAATTTAATCTTCTTAAGTCACTAGCTTCCTTTAATGTATTAATAGCAAAATCTACATCTATATAATTAAAACCTATATCTATTATATCTACAAGGTCAGACATTTCACTACCAGTCCATTGTAATTTTTTTGATAGTTTTATAACATCAGGAACATCTCCTTCATTATATATTTCAGCGGTCTTTTCATAAACTAATTTATGTTGTATATCGCTAAATAAATCTGTATATAGTCTATCATTATATTCATAATAAAGGCTTGGCTCTGAAATTATCAAAGCCAAAACCTTTTGTTCTATTTCTATAGTGTCATGCATTATGTAATTTTGTGAATAATGTGTGTAAATATTGAAAATATTAAACCTGCAAGTATTGCAGTCATTACGCCTGAATATGTGCCTAGAAAAAGTAAAGGCAAAAACATGGTTAGCAAAATGTCCCATAGCAAAATAGATTTGCGTAACAGTCTGCTACCCAATGCTTTACGTAAAATAATATAGTAACCTGCTGCCGATGCGGCAGACATTGTAATTATGTTCATAAAATAAAGTTTAGTTAGTGTATAAATATACAAAATATTTATTTACTAAACGTATTT